GCTGGTGAACCAAGGCTCTACTCCAAGATCGCCTCATCCCGTTTCACAGAAGACACCCTAGCCACCGTCACCCGCCGCCGAGGGCTGGAATGGCCCCATTGGAACAAGAAGCCAGCGCACCTCGTGGAAGGCCTGGCAACCATCCGGGATGTTCCCCGCCTCGTGATGTTCGTCCTCAAATGAGTGCAAAGTTCACCAGGCGGTGCAAAGTCGTCCCGCGACGTGGTAGATTAAGACAGTAACGGCAACCCCCTCAAACGGAGACATCGCATGAGCAAGATGAACCTGAATGTCGGCATCAAGGGTTTCAAGCGCGGCACCAACATCACGGACATCACGGTCCCGGCCGCCCTCCGCGACCGCAAGAAGGTGGGCATCGAGTGGTTCGACGACGCCATCGGCGGCGAAGGCTTCGTCCCCTCCTCGGTCATGATGCTCACCGGTACCCCCGGCGCAGGCAAGACCACCCTCCTCCTCCAGCTCGCCGACGCCATCACCAAGTCCGGCCACATCTGCCTCTACAACACGGGCGAGGAATCACTCTACCAGGTCAAGATGGTGGTCGAACGCCTAGGCCTCCGCGCCGGCTTCGTCGTCGGCCAGGACACCCTCGTCCCAGACCTCCTCGAGCACGCCGACCACCTCCGCGCGGCGTACCCCAAGAAGCAGGTCTTCATCCTCCAGGACTCGCTCCAGACCCTCGACGACGGCAAGTGGAAGGACGGCGCCAACTCGATGACTCCCGTCCGCGCCACCGAGATGCTCACCGACTGGGCCAAGTCCAACTACGGCATCGTCGCCTTCATCGGCCAGGTCACCAAGTCCGGCGACTTCGCAGGCAAACAAACCATCCTCCACGCCGTCGACGTCCGCGGCCAACTCTACATCGACGAGGAGAAGCGCAGCGAGACGTACGGCGAACGCATCTTCGAGGTCACCAAGAACCGCTTCGGCTGCTCCGGCCGCTCGTACGTCCTCGGCATCAACCGCAACGGCCTCTACGAGAAGGGCTCCTTCGGCGGCAGCTGACCCACTCGCTCTCTCACACGGCTTCCTTACGCTTCACTCTACACGCGCACTCCCCCCCACCATGGACGACACGACCAAACCCACTCCACCCGCACCCCGCAACTCGATCTGGGAACTCACCTGGGACGCCTCGCCCCACCTCTCCTCCACCACCGACTCTCCCTCCGACACGGCGCTCCCGTCTCCTCTCTACGAGGTGGGCCTCCACGGCGCGTACGCTCCCACGTCGCTCTCGGTCTTCGAGGCTTGGACAGGCGATCGCCGCCTCAACGGCTCTCCACACCACGGACCCATCTTCAACCTCGGCACCACGGTCTCATACACAGGCCCACGATCGTGCCCGTGCTCGACGTGCCAAGCCACCGTCGACCCACAGCACCGCAAGGACTAGCCCGGCCCCCCCGCTGTTCTACCACGACGACAGGGGCCGGTGGGCCCCCCACTCCACACCCCGGAATAGGTGGGGGGCGCCCCCCTACAACAGCCCCACAAAGGCCCCTAAATTATGGGGGCCCCCCGCCCCTAAATGGCATCTTTTGTGGGGCTTTCTGGCGGCCGGGGGCGCTAAGGCCGCTCAAAAAATTCTGGAGAATTTTTCTGGATAAAAACTAGTCCACCCTGTCGCACACCACATGGACATGCGCCTCTAGTAACCTCTAGTAACCTCTAGTAACTTCACGTACCGATTCCGGAGCGGCTAGTTTTTCGATCCCGGGCCTCGAGCTCAAAAAATTCTGGAAGCAAATTTTGGTAGAAAACCAGTGCCTCTCTCCACCGAGTGTAATACATATCCTCCAGTAGCCCCTAGAAAAAGGACTCGTATTACGATGAAGATCCGCATGTCGCAGTTAAAGAAGTTGATCCGTGAGGCCGTCACGTCCCTCGCCTCGTCCCAGGGTTTCCGCGCCGCTGGGTTGGCCGCCGGTGGTCCGTATCGCCGAGAGATTCCGGTGTTCCGCGATCCCTGGGCCCTCACCCAGCGCGTCGTCGACGGCGCCGACTATGAGCTGCTCTTTGACACGCTGCGGCAGATGCTCGCCGACGACGAGAAGTCGAATTACCTCGACGCGAGCCTCGTCGCGTACATCAAGAGGTTCATCGGCGTGTATGAGAAGATATCCGGAGGCCTGACGAGCGGCGACCACAAGATCACCGCCGCCGCGACCGACAGGATCCTCGAGACCGGCATCGCCGGCCTGTACGACGCCGGATCCCCTCGGCGCGAGGCCCTCGACATGTTCGGCCTCGTCGAGAAGCTGGGTCCTGAGGCCCTCCAGCAACTCGCCCTCGCCCCTCGGTCTCCGTCGTTTCCAGGTGCCTGAGGTGAAGCTCGTCGAGGGTGTCGACTTCTACCGAGACGCGTCCGGATGGGCGGTCTGGACCCGTAAGTTCCTGCTGGATCGTGGGTTCTGCTGCTCCGGAGGGTGCCGGCACTGTCCGTACGACGACGCGGGGCGCGTCGTGCCTGAGCCTTGGGAGAAAGTGGGTATCATCGATGTCGAATCGACCTGACGCGCTGCTGAGGAAGTTCATCCGTGAGGTCCTCCTTCGAGAGGGCCCGGCCGGCCCGGGCGTCACAGCCGATCCGTCGACGGGAACGTCGGGCGGTGCCCGAGACTACGACCTCGAGCGCGGTGTCGACATCGCCGGTTACTGGTACAAGAGTCCGGGCGACAAGGGCAGCGGCGATCCGGGTCGACCTGAAGACGTCGCCGAGTACATCGGGATGGTCCCGCCCGAGGCCGGCGAGGCCCCGGCCGGATCCGCTAGCCCAGCCGAGTGACGCGTCGTGTACATACCTGGTGCCCGAGTGTAATTTGTCGGGTATGTTTGATGCATCCAGCATTCTTGATCCGTGGTCGGCCGGTTTTATCGAAGACTTTGTCAGAGAGTTTCGCGACGACGTCGCCGACGTCCTGCGGATCCGGTCCGAGCTGCGGCGCGATCCCCGGGGTTACATCGCGGCGGTGGCCGGTCTGCCGGTGTCACGAGCCGCGGCGGACCCGCGGTGGCGTGTCGATCCTCCCCCACCTGACCTGCTCGATCGCCGCGTCGAGATCACGGGTCCTGCCGTCGATGCGAAGATGGTCGTGACGGCCGCCGGTTCCGGCGCGTGTGGCTACATGATAGACGGCGAAGATTCGTTGTCTCCGACGTGGGCCGGCGTCCTCGCGACGCATGCCAATACGATTTCCCTTGTCCGTGGAGCCCTGCAGGCCCCCACCCGAACCTTGCCTGTCCTGCACTACCGTCCCCGGGGCCTGCACCTTGTCGAAAACAACTGGCTCGTCGACGGTGAGCCCGTCCCGGCGTGCCTCTTCGACGCCGGGATGTTCCTGTACCACAACGCTCGGGAGCTGCTCGCCCGAGGCAGCGGGCCCTACCTGTACATCCCGAAGCTTGAGCTTGAGGGTGAGGCGCGGTTCTGGCACCGTGCCTTGACGTGGTGCGAGGTGATGCTGCGGATTCCGCCTGGGTCGATCCGCTGCACGGTCCTCATCGAGACGCTGCCCGGCCTCGTCCGAGCCGAGTCGATACTGTGGGTCTTGCGGACGCGCGTGACGGGCCTCAACGTTGGGCGGTGGGACTACATATTTTCTTGTATCAAGTCTCTGCGGCACGTGGGCTATGTGCTGCCTGATCGACAGGAGCTTGTGATGACGTCTCCGGAGCTGGCCGAGGCTGCTCGTTGGGTCGTCAATGTCGCTCACCGGCGCGGATGCCATGCGATCGGCGGTATGGCCGCCGCCGTTCCGAGCCGGCGCGATCCTGCCGCCGCGGGAGCGGCGCTCACGGCCGTCGCGCGCGACAAGGTTAGAGAAGCCGAAGGTGGGCACGATGGAACCTGGGTCGCTCATCCCGACCTCGTTCCGATCGCCGCGGCGGCTTTCGGTGGAGTGCTGCGGGATCGTGTCGAGCAGCGTCACGTCGTTCCTGGTGCTCCGTGTCTTGATCTCGACCTCGCGGTGCGGCCCCTTCGGGGCCGAGTGACGTGGGATGGTGTGGCCTCGGCGGCGCGAAGCGCCGTGGTGTATGTCGATGCCTGGCTGCGAGGGACGGGGTGTGTCGCGATGGCCGGGCAGATGGAGGACGCCGCGACGGCCGAGATCAGCCGGGCTCTGCTGTGGCAGTGGGTCGCCGCCGGGGCCGTGCTCGACGATGGAACGCGTGTGACACGAGAGCTTGTGGACGCCGTCGTGCGGGGTGAAGCAGCGGCGCTTGGCGGCGCGGGAACTGAGCCCCGCCCCGAGGCTGTACAGCTCGTCCTTGATTCAATATTGACGCCAGACATCCCGGAATTTATCACGACGCTTGGGTATCCCATCCTTTTAAAAATGTCGTCTAAATAACTCTACAGTTGCACATGGTCGATTTTTTAAAACATCGCTGTGTGTCACAGAACCTTTAAGATTCGTGTTTAAAACGAGTTTGTACAACATGTCAATGCGATCTTATACTTAGAACTAGCATGTCGTACGTAACGATGCGGATCTTTACGAGGATTTTGGAAGAGGGTTCCAAGAGTTCCGAGATCCACGTTTTTGATTTCGATGATACGTTGGTTCGGACAAATTCTCGTATATACGTGACCCACGCAGACGGATCCAGTAGCACGATGAATCCGCGCGAGTATGCTGCATATCGGCGGCATCCCAACGACATTTTTGATTATTCTGATTTTGAGCAAGTGATCGAACCGATCCTCATGACGGGTACGTTCCTTCGTTTGAAAAGATCGATCTCTGAGGTCGGTGAAAACAACGTTTTTATACTGACTGCCCGGGGCAATCCGGATCCGGTTGCAGAATACATGAGCAGTGTTGGTGTCGATGGTATCAGAGTCTTTGCGACTGGAACGAGCGACCCTCGAGCGAAGGCCCAAGTTATCCGAAATGAAGTGCTTTCTCGCGCCATTCGGCGCGTATATTTTTACGACGATGCGGCAAAAAACATCGACGCAGTTCGAAACCTGAGAAAAAGTATGCCGGGTGTCGACATAATTACAGTACGAATGAAGTAGTTAGGACTTAATTACCGATATATGCAACCAATCATCATCACGACAGTCGTTCGAAATCCGATGACTTTACCTCTTTTGTTGAGCTTGACAGACAAATTTGTCGAACGTGGGCTATTGACGAAGTTGAGGGTAGTCGATGAAACTCCTGGCGCTGCTGGAACGATTGCCGTGAGGAGTTTGGTCCCAGTGGACGGCGTCACGAATAAGAGGCAGGTCGTTGTCGACTATTCTAAGATTCGACAGAAAGATCCTCGAGCCTACATTTCGACCGGACTGACTGGGTATCATTACAAGACGACCGGTTTCAACTTGGTACAAGGTGGAGACCCTGTGGTTGTGGCTGTCCGAGGGTCACACGGCGGGAGCGTATGGGTTTCTTCTGGGGGTCGTGGTGCCGGTGGAGTCGAAGTTGTCATGAACGGTTCCGGTTGTTTCATTCGTACGGGGCGCGGCGGCGGAGATAAGTTGTCTGAAATTCCAGATTCCGGTGTCGTCGATGGCGGAACCGGATGGAGGACTGTCGAGCTAGCGTTGGCTGGTGGTGAATTTATTGCGACTCTAGACACAGGAGCGCACCTCAAGTGCGGTGTAGGTTTTGGCGCTTCTGTCGTCGGTGTAAATATATCTTCTTCCCCTGTTGGGATCTCCGACATCGTCGCAACGTCCTTGTCCGTCGGCTCTTTAGGACCTGATGTTGATCGTAGCTACGCTCGTTACTACAAGAGTCGACCTCCTGCAGATGAGTCTGGCTTTGAGTTAGTCTCCAACAATGATATCGTATACATAGATCCTGTTGGCTGGGAAAACTTGTTTGAATCCGGCGTCATATTGGCTGTAGGAGATGCTGCTCACTTGCCCGCGGTACGTCGGGCTGGTATCGTGAAGTTTGGAACGTCTGATCACGAAAGTTTTCTAGATCGTTCTTTTCGTTGCACGGCCCGCGTCGAGCAGCTGTGGGCAGACAACATCTCTTTTAATATCGAGAGCGGGACCCATGTACTGAAGAATGGAAGCAGAATCGTTTCTGGTCCGCCTGTTCTTATGTGCGTCCTTGAAGCTTCACGAGTCGACAACCTAGAGGTCATAAAGCGTTATTCATCTCTACTTGAGTCCGGTCCCGTCGGCGAGCCTCTAGATCCGGCGGCGGATGACGTTATCGCTTACTTTGATTCTATTCTCACAGGCCCTAAAGCAGATGAATTCCTCATAGAGCTCGTAGAAAGTTTGAACCAGCGGCAAAAAAGTCGTTTGGTCGAACTGCTTTCAAGAAGCTGAGAAAAAAGTTGTAGTTGTTCGTGGAGAGAACCCGACGTTCTTCAGCGTAAGAGCGTTGATGAACGGTGGTGCTGTGTCGCCTGAGCCGATCTGGACATCGACTGTTGATGACGGAGCGATAAAGTTTCCTGTTACGACTATAAACTCATTTTCGTACAGATCGATGCTGACGTCGGGTGGAGACAGCAATATCTGTTTAGACGTTTTTAGTCTTCCGCTTCCAGCAAAAACCAGCTTGATTTCGTATATGCTGTCTGCGGAAAGAGCATCGATTGACAATCGTAGAAATTCTTCGGGAGGCAGCCGCGGCGCCCAGGCGCCTGTCGAAGAGATCGTTCTTAGGTTTAGATCTTCTGTCGTAAAATCAGGGGAATTAAAAAGGGATCCACAAACGATCGGCGACCGCCGTCCGTTTGAAGTAGTTAGCTTTAAATCGTTAGAAAATTTGTAGTTTATGAACTCTAGACCGTTGACGATAAGGGAGTGCTGCGGTTGTCCAAAGATGTATGCTCTCTGTTCTGTTCCGTCAGCTATGTCACCTGAGGATTGTACGGAAACGATGGAGTTCCATTCAACGGACAACATCCTTTTGAATTTAAATCCACCGCCGTCTCCTTTTTTTCGAAATCGCATCCTTGATTAAGTATTTCGTCGTCAAGAAATAAAAAATCGGTCAATGGTGCTGCACCATTGACCGATTCGGGGCAGATATGTTTTTGTTTCTTATTACCTTGATTCACATTCTTTCGAAAAAACCAAGTTAATTCTTTTTAGGTTTCGATGTCACCTTTTCGGCTTTTTCGATAGCATCTTCCTTAGGGAGGCCAGAAGCCATCATCCTGGATGCCATGACATCTGCGAAGTCAGCTTTTCCGTCTCCTGTGACGTCATTCTTTTTTGACTTCTTTTTTGATTCTTCACCGGAGGTTTTTATCTCGATGATCACGTCGCGAATGATCCTACGCAGTTCTGATAATTGTAGTTCCATGGTATTTTCTTCTACGCCTTCTGCTTCTATCGCAGCGATTTGTCCTTGAGCACGTTTTCTGGACGTGTGACATGCTCTGTGCTTCTTTCCTTTCTTGTCTGTATATGACAAGACGTAAGAGCCTCTCTTTCCGCTCGATTGTTTGCACTTTTGTTTTCGAACCGTGTAAGGCATGATTTCAATAAATATTCTTCCAGACAGGGTTTGTTAACCTTCTGTTAAGAAAGAATATCATTTTGTAGAAAAGCCCATCTTTTCGCCCACTTTTTTTATCTTCTTTTTTATGTCTTTCGGTACGTACACAGACCCCGCTTTAAAGTCAGGATCATCGAGAAGCTCTTTGTCGTACGCCTCGTCTGGGTGTGACCCTCCACGAACTTTCGTTTTTACAAATTCTCTTATGAGCTGTCGTAACAAGGTAATTTCTTTGTCTGACATACCAATACTTATCTAGAGAGGGGGTAGAGCATATGAAATTTACGAGAGTTTTTTATGGATTTTTGTTTTTTGCGATATTTTCTTGCGGCGCCCTACCGAGCAGCCAAGTCGAAGAAACGACAGCAGAAGGTGGTCATATACAATCTGGTGCGTATCCCTCTACGACGTCTTCGAAAAAAGATTCATCTGAAGACCCCGCTCCTGACGTCGATGGATGGATGTGCGGATTTGAACAGATTGTAATTGAAGATCCGGACGGCAAACTAGTGGTAACGGAAATTCCTTTGACGTGCGATCCGATAGCCGACGTTTACATGGGCTGCGAACACACAAAATAAAAAGCCCCGGATATCCGGGGCTTTCTTGTTTTTAACAAAAGAAAATTTGCTTCAGTTTCCTCCGGAGCCGCCCGCGCCGCCCGCCGAGGCCGTCGACGCTGTCGTCATTGTTCCGCCCGTTCCTCCCGTGCTAGCCGTCGAGCCGCCCGTACCTGCTTGACCACCGCTTGAAGCTGTAGATCCGCCTTCACCTTGCGTTCCGCCGGCAGAAGCTGTCGATGCTGAGCTTGATGCTGTCGTCGAAGTCGACGAATCTTTACCGTCTTCACATGCGAGGAAGCACGCGGCGATCGTAACAATTGCGAATAGATTCTTTGACATGTTGTTATCCTTATATCCTGTTTCACCAAAGCTGGTGATTGAACACCAATCTATACTAATAAAGTGAATGTTTACACGCTACGTAGCATTGTTAGGAAAAGTTCTGTTTACGACCGTGCAATCGCCGGCGACAACGCCCAACAAATCCCAAATAATTTTTTTCGCTTTGTCAGAATCGAAGTCCTTACAAGAGAATACGTCCATTGAAAAGCATTTACGAATTGGCCAACAGTGTATGGACATATGCGAAGTCGAAATGACGCACATTCCCGTGATCCCGCCTTCGTCTTGAAAGATATCGGACTGGAGTTTTGAGGCGTCTAGCGGCACTTCCAAAAAGTCTGGTCCCATTATTATCTTCATTTCCAGCGATTCTGCAAGCTTTTTGAATATAGCTGTGAGGTCGACACTGTTGAACGCAGCTGGATCGTTGACAAACCCATCAAGGATTACGTGAATTCCCGCAGAATTTTTCATTTTTCATTCTCCTGTAGCGCTGTGAGGATACTAACTATTAGGAAAATGAGAAAAAATTGACTTAATCACTTCGTACCAGGATCCATCGATCTTTGAAGCTTGTATTCCAACCTTTGTAACACTTTTGATTGATTAGGTTTGTGACCTTATAGACAAAATGGTACTTCTTATAATTCTTCATGAATTATAAGAGTTTGTCCACATTGGGCAATACCACCGGAAGATCATTTTCCTTTTAAAATCTTGGAAACTGGTTTTCTAGACCATAGACGACAGCTCCAGTAGGCCGCTTTTGTCCTATCCGAGGCCCTTGGAGTGCCGCAACCGTGTCGTGCCCTGAACGACTTACGTGCCTTCGGGTTATCTCTACGAATTTCCATGTTTGGATCGCCAAACCCTACCTTTTTTACATTTCCTGTTTTCGGGTCCTTGACGTAAACTTTGTATTTTTTCACGTCACCCTTCATAGGCTTTCCTAATTGAACTTTTCTTCCTTTGTACTCGGCCTCGATCAAAACGGACTCTTGTATCGTTTCCAAATCAAGTTCAAATTGGTCCAACACGCCCAAACGTGCCAACATGATTCCTTCGGTTATGATTTCTTTTAGTATAGAGGGAGTGATTTGCATGCGTTTAAATATAGGCTTCAATCGGCGTTTAAAGTTGCTTCAGTGCAAAGGATGGGAAAAGATTGTTAAGATAAATTTATGCTGAAGTTTGATACAACCAGTTGCAGCCTGCACAACCTCAGTTCTACAAATCTAGTAAAAGAATCTCTTCTTGAAAGGTACGATCTCCAGGCCGCGATCGTTGCATCGTGGGAAGAATTTTGTGATGAACTAAAGATGGGTCATCTATACTACATTGGTAATGAAATTAACCCGCACGCTTCTTGCGGAGACTCGATCGACATCCTAGCTCTTGATTGGGAAGGAGCACCGGTTGTTATTGAATTAAAGCGGTCAAGAGATAAACTCCAGCTGTTGCAGGCGCTTTCTTATGCAGCAATGATGAAGACATGGACACCTGAAGATTTCTTGCAGCGCCTCGCCGGAAAAGAATGCGAAAGTGACGTTAGATCTCTTCTCGAAAACATCGAAGAGATGCCTGACCCACGAATCGTTCTTGTCGCAGAGGACTACGATCCTGAAGTCATCTTGACAGCGGACTTTTTACACAATCGTGATATCGATGTTACTGCCGTCGCGCTACAGTTTGTGAAGCATGGAAACGACCTGTTGATGTCTATCAATCGACGGTATCCGTTACCCGGTCTTGAAGAAACGTACACAGCACGTGGTCATGCTGCAAGAAAGCAAAACCAGTCTAAGAAGACAGAAGAAAGTTCTACTTGGGAAGATGTCCTCGCCGCTGGGAAGCTGCCCGTCTGGGCTCCTGACGTCATCAATGAATTAAAGAAGCGAGGCTTTGGAGACGGGAATCCTAAAACTAGGTTTTTTGGAGCAAAACGTGGCACTTCAATCGGTAACATTTTGATGATCTGTATGCGGTCAGACAACGCCCATGTTCACGTATACGACCAATCTTATGAACATGGTGAGGCACTTCGTGCAAAGTTTGGGCAAGATGTTACTCTAGAACCGTGGGGCCGAGCGGGTGAGCAGCGTTCAGGCTGGAGCTTTCGTCTAAGGACAATCACCGAAGTCCGGAGGTTCTTCGACGTGCTTGATGGTAGGGTTTGATTAAAACCCCGGCGACGAAGGAACTGGCTGTGGAATGTCGACCACCTCGACAATAGCTCCCATCTTCTCGAATGATCTACGAAGTTTCATCTCAAGCTTTAACTTAGCTAGCGCTCTCCGTCGGAGCGCTTGAGTCATCAAATCTGGTTTGCTCGGATCCAGCTTCAATGTAGAGACAAATATCCACAAGGTCACCAACGTGACCATCGCATGCAAAAAAAGCATTTTTTATATTACCTTTTTTTTGCTTCTTGTATCAAACTTCGAATTAAACTTCTGGCCTCAGGAGATTCAATCTTAAGAGTTTTTGGATATCCTTTTTGACCGGGCTTCAAACGAGGCTTACCTGCAGCACGACGTGCACGGATGTTCCCCCAGAGGGTGTTTTTCTTCTTACGCTTTTTTGCCTCTGAAACTTCTATTTCTTGTCGATCTCGAAGGTCACCAAAAGCAGCTTCCATGTCCAACTCAGGTTCAGACACTTCATGATGTTTATACTCAATATAACTGAACATGTCTGACATGTCGTTGTACGCACGGGAGATCTTGTACTGCACCCAACCTTCTAGCTCATCGTTTTCGCCAATCATGTCTAGAAGCATTTCGGCCATTTCGGCGATTCGATGAAGCTGCGTGACAGCCATCACACCTTCGTGATCGGGATGTCCTTCGTTCCAGTCGTGACCTTCCATATCGTGATGCATAATAATAACCTCAGAATATATATACAAATATAATATGAAGATAACAGTATCTCAATTACGCCGATTAATCAGAGAAGTTTTAAGCGAAGAAGCAGATGTTCCTGGACGGTGGCGCGCTAGCGATGGAGAACCAGTTAGCGATGAAGATCTTGTGAAGTTGGGGACCGGCGGGTTCGAGAGTCCTTTACCCGACAAAGAGACTGAAGAAAAAGCTGGTTAATTTTTTCTTTCAAACCTGCAAGATTCTAAGATAGCTCGTTTTGAAGCGTCTTTGGCTGTGGCGTATTGCCTGCAGCGTTCTTCTACGTTTGGATTATAGCTACGAAACGACCCGCCGTGACCAATCATCAGATGGCATTCGTTCTCTCCCATACACAAAACAATCAAGTTTGATTCTACAAGTTCTAGATCAGGTCTGACGCGAAACGGTAGTATGTGATGAACCTGAAGCCGATCCGTTGACCCACACGCGGCGCATACTGGGTTAGTTTCAATAAATTTATCTCGGGTTTCGTCCCATCGAGAAGACCGTCTTGACTTTCTTTTTTCTCGTATAAAACTTTTTGCGTATCGAAAAGATTTAATCAATGATTTCATGGTTGACTCTTAATTTGAACAGCTCGTAAGCTTTGATATATCTATCAAAGAATAGCTATATGATCTTTCCGGAAAATATTAAAGATAGAGAAATCTACATTTTTGATAAGGTTTTTGCTGGAGAGTTTGAAGCAAAGTGGGTCTCAATTGAGCACACTTTTGATGGGAGGACGATACGACTTCAAGTCATGGAAGACGCGCTGAAGATTGATGGTGTACGAGTCAATGTCAGCGCTACTCTTCAACAAAGATTAGCAGACTTATTTGACGCATCTTTGATGACAGCTCAGGTTGCCGATCTGGTTTACATTTCAGCGATGAGGAGGATTAATCCCGCCCCGATGCCAATTTCCACTTCAGTAGCTTCAATGTTAAAGCATTCGACTAATGTCGATGCCAGGTTAAAGTCTTTGTCGACTTTAGACGGGTTGGTCGCAGACCCGGGAAAGCATTGGATCCTCGATAAAAAGCTTGAACAGTCTGCGCGGCGAGCGTGCAATTACGGATGGCATTTTACCGGTCCTTCTTATCAAGGAATTTCTGGATTTCCCGTTGCTTCAAAATTGAACTCTTTGGGTTCTAAAACTATAAAAGTTATTCAGCCGAATGCGACAGCGCATGACGCTTTGCACTCAGATTATTCACAAATCTGTCAACTGGTTTCTCAGACTTGTTGGGTTGACGGTGTCGAAAAAAGATTTTTTGAATTATTGAAAGACCCAACTTTAGCGACTTTGGTTAACCATCAAGGCCCACTAAAAGTGACCCGTCAGCCAGGCGTACCTGAAGTAAAGGGACAAATCGTTTTGTTTCCAACGATTATAATTCAACCTTTACCATCATCGTGACAATTTGATGAAAGGATATACAACACCATGCCAACATATGAATATGGATGCAGCATTTGTAATGTGGAATTTGAAGTTCAACAATCCATTAAAGAAGAAAAAGGCGCAGAGTGTCCACGATGCAAAGTGTTTACTTGCAACAGGTTAATCTCAAAAGGGACTTCCTTTTCTTTAAAAGGCGCGGGATGGGCTGCAGATAATTATTCAAAAACCTCTAATTAACTTTTTCTCAGAGATTCTAGCAGCTCTTCTGGTAATTCAACTTTTGGATTTGTTCCAGTTTGAATATTTTTGCTCTTTGCAAAATCCAAAAGTGCCTGGGATGTTCGTGGTCCCCAGATACCATCAATTTTTGCAGAATATAAGCCTAGATTAAATAGCTTGTTTTGAGCTTCAATAAGCAAAGGTTTTGTCCATGGAATCATTTTCATTACGGTTCCAGAGTTTTCAGTTTGTTTCATAAACAGCTGACTTTCTGACTTTCTTCTATTAAGAAGTCCTTGGTTGGTTTTCATGACACCACCGACTCGGAACTTGCACCATTCTTGCAATCTACTTGGAACTTCTGAAAAGTTACCCGAATTTACGGCTTTTTGAACTCCTGTATTGATGATTCCACCTTCGCCTGTATTAAAAACGAAGCTGACTAGTGCGTCAAACTGGTTTTGGTTAAGTACCACAGAAATATGCTTTTTTACCGCAGATTCGAATCTTTCAACATCCTTGGCTAAGATTTCCATCGCTTGTTCTTTTGTGACCGTCGTGTAATTTTCTCCCGGTAGTATTACATGACCCACACCAATTGTCGGCTTACCAGCGGGACAATTATAACGATTGAGCATCAAACCTTCCCACTTCGTGATGTGCTCAAGTCCTTCTTGCGATGTCTTCAAGTGATCGTTAATTCCCATATGAACACCTTTTTATAAATACGGTGCAATATGAAAACGTTACATGATAAACTAGATTAACAGGCTGGAGACCCAGTGTCGATTGATAAAAGAATGTTGTCCATGGCGGCAGAAGTCGCCAAAGATAAACCTGAAAAACACGATAACAGGTCGTTTTACCTGGGAGCTGTAGGACTTCGAAATGACGGTGTGCTAGTAGTCGCAAAAAATATCGCTGCTAAAGACGTTGTTCCAACGCACCACGCAGAAGCTAGAGTCGTTCGCAAGTTAACTCCAGATTCAATTGTTTGGGTCGCAAGAATTTCTCGATCAACAGGAGAGTGGACGCTGTCTCGTCCGTGTAACGGTTGTCAAGGACGAATGAAGGCAGCAGGAGTACGAAAAGTTGTGTATACGATCGGCCCAGAAGAATGGGGCACAATACAACTAACGTGATGGTGCAATGTTGATCAACTTGATGGTAGCATGAAAGTATAAAACATGTCAAAATCAAATGTAGTTTCTCTCCAAGAAAAGCTCGAAATCTGGCAACGCGTATACAAAAAAGACGAACTTGAAGTTTATATTTCCACGCACGGTCGTTTCAAGATCTACAGTGGAGACAAGATTACTCAACTTGATTTTTTTGATTCAGTTTCATTTTTAAAAGAACTTTCCGAGTCCCTAGAGGTTATGATGGGAAACATGGGAATGTACAACGCTAATCGCTGAACTTATAGTCAAAAGGTAGGTACAAAATGTCGAAGAAAAACAAACTCAACAAGAACTTTAACAACGAAGCACCAGAGATTTTCAACACCGATGATATCGGATACATGACAGATGAAGCTCTCCATGATCGTTCAAACCGTCTTGAGGGTGAAAGGAACCGGCTCGTCGCGATGGGAAGAGACCCTCACCTGTGGGAAGTCGAAATTGCGTATCTTCACCGTGAGCAGCAGCTTCGTCGTACCCGAGCCGCTCGACACATGGAATACATACAAAAATTTCAAATCAATCCAAACTCGATGGAGCTTAAGCCATCCGCCACCACAGATGAGTCGCAAGGTTTGAACTGAGAATATATGCTGGAAAATTCATCTAAGACAGTGGTGTCAAGCTACTTAAACTCGCTGCAAGCCTATCCGCAGCTCGAGCATGAGGAGTTGATCCAGCTATTTCAAGATTATGAAAAAGGTGGAAAAGACTCGATCACTGCGCGTCAAAAACTCGCGCAGTCTAACCTACGACTTGTTGTTTACATTGCAAAGAAGCAAAAAGGACACAATATTCCAATTGAAGACCTTATCCAAGAAGGAAACATCGGTCTTCTTAAGGCGATCGATCGATTCGATTGGAAGAAAGGTTTTCGTTTTTCAACTTACGCGACGTGGTGGATTAAACAAGCAATTAGTCAGTACGTCCTTAAGAGGAAAAAGATAATTCGGTTACCGGCGCATGCGGCTTCTGCACAAAAGAAATTAATTCAAGCTGCTGATTCTTTCAAGGAAACGAATGGATACGGACCGTCATCTGAAGAATTGTCGGCAATGATAGATGTATCTGAGACTGTCATCAAAGCAACGATGCAGTCAGGAAAAAACATCATTTCTCTGCAGCAACCTATCGGTGACGATGGAGCTTCTACCCTAGAAGATCGTTTGGAAGATTCAAACCCGTCCAACGATCCTTTTGAGCTGTTGTCTAAAAAAGAAATGATGGAAATTGTAAAACGCGTTATGTCCAATCTTTCTACAAAAGAAGCGGCCATTCTTCGGTTGCGATTCGGTCTTCACGAAGATATTTCTGTTGAAGACTACGTTATCACTGACGCAGAAGCAGAGCAAATTTCTTCAGGCGAAGGACTGGCTTGAAATGCAAGTCGCCATCATCTTACTTTTATTCTTGAACATTTTAGTTACAGTTTTTTTGAATAAAAAAATTAGCGATCGTCTAAATTCTTTGAAGTTGGATGAAAAAAATGAAACCTTCCAACGAGGCGAAAAAGATATACACACGATTTTGAGTGATAGATTGTTCGATATTCAAAACCGAAAGTACTCGGTGCAACAAAGATTTAGAGATAGAGATTAAAATGGTTCTTAAGAAAGGTTCAAAATTCTTGAAAGGTTATGCAACAGTCATCGAGGATGAAGGTGTTAATTACAGAGAGATCGCAGACATCATGTCTGAGATTGGGTTCATTATGAACCACTCTTCCGCAAGAAACTATATTTTGCGGATAATGCAAAAATTTGCAGAAGAATTTGATACAGAATGGGGTCTGGATCTACCAGAAGAAAAGATCAAGGCTATCGCCGCTTCCCCACAATTTCAAAATGTGATTGCTGACCTGCTACATAATTTAGAAGCGACAAGAAAAAATTAAACATGTCAAAATTCACAATTAAAAAATTACCACCAATTAAGCTCGTCGACCTCCTGAAAAAAAGGAAAACAAACCTAAAGCAGTTTCTTGAAACTTATGGTATCGTTGCGTACTCTACGTTACAACAAAAGTGCAATAGTCTCGGTGTGTCTCCACCATCAGAACAAGAGTTTAAAGAAAACGTCAAATCTGCCATTTCTTCACCCCAAGAAGGCGTCGTTGTTTTAGACCCACCACCTCTGGTCAAGGAAGCAACGGGCGAATTTATCTTGGTTGATGACCTAGGGAATTCGCACGTAATGCACGAAAGAAATGTTTTACGTGAAGCTGAGGAAGAGCAACCAAAAGCTTCAAAAAAAAACAAAGAAAAAAGTCTAAAAATAGATGAAAGCGTGTTTGTAGTTTCTCTTCCAGCTGAAAATTTTGAAAAAACCGGTCCTGATTTAGGGGAAGCCGTAAGCGTTGACGATGATTTAGATTCCTCAGTAACGAAACTTTCAACTTTGAAAAAAACAAAATAGGTCGGTGCAAAGCAGCTGGTTGTTATGATAAACTATGAACATGCAATCCGTCATCGACATCCTGGAACAGCTCGAGGCCAACAATTCTCGTCTATTTAAAGAGGAACTTCTTGAGTCGCAGGTCACTAACGACCTCCTCAAGAAGGTCTTCGTGGTCGCTGGCGATCCGTACCTCAACTTCTACGTCAACAAGTTCAAGATGCCCCTGGCGACGTCGCGCCGGCGCACCGATGATACGATCGTCGGCGACTTCATCGGTTTCATCAAGGAACGACTGTCGACCCGGGCGCTGACCGGAAACGCCGCGAAAGATGCAGTCATCGGCGAATTTACGAAGATGGACGAGCGCCAACAGAAGTGGTGTCAGAGGATCCTCCTGAAGAACCTCCGGTGTGGCGTCCAATCCACCACGGTCAACAAGGTGTGGCCCGGTGCAATCGTTGGATTCTCGGTTCAACTAGCCGAGACCCTAGAGACTCGGTACGAGGACGGTAAGGGAATCATCATCTGCGAACCTGTCATGTACCCGACGTGGGTCGAACCGAAGCTCGACGGTCTCCGGTGCGTGGCCGTGAAACATTCCGGTGAGGTGACTATGTTCACCCGCAACGGTACCGTACTCGAGACCCTACCTCGGATCAAGTCTCTCCTCGAGGCGGCTCCGTGGGACGAGTTCATCCTCGATGGTGAGGTCATGGGTGAAACGTGGAATGACTCTGCGTCTGTTGTGATGTCCCATAAGAAAGGTAAGGACGACTCGAAAATGATCTTCCACGTCTTCGATGCTCTTCCGTTTTCTGATTGGCATGACCAAGAAAGTCATTTGGATCTTGAAGACAGGTTAGAGCTTGTTAAAGAGCTGGTCTCAAAAATTGGAGACCCTGTTGTCGCTCAAGTTCAAGGTAGACTCATCAAGGATCAAGAAGAGCTACTAACCGCATACCTACATGACACCGACGCCGGTTACGAAGGTATCATGGTGAAAGACTTGGTGGCTCCGTACCTCTTTAAAAGGTCTTCAAATATTCGTAAGATGAAACCTATCGCGACTTACGAAGGAGTTATCGTAGGTCACTATGAAGGCCGGAGAGGCTCCAAACGTGAGGGCTTGTGGGGTGGCTTTGAGGTCGTCCTGCCGAATGGTGTGGTGACTCGAGTGGCCGGTGGATTTACTGATAAGCTGAAGGCCGATATCAACATCGATCCGGATTCATGGATTGGACGAATCATCGAGATGGAAGGTCAACCTGATCCTCTTACAGGAGACGGATTGACGAAAGATGGTAAGGTTAGGTTCCCTGTCTACATTCGTGCACGTGATCCTAGGGATGTTGATCAGAAAGTCGTTGCTGCTGGTCAAGCTTATCGGGGATGAAAGATGATCTACATTATTATTTTCGTCGTTGCAGGACTCTTCACGTTCCCGTCCTTCATAAAGCACTTCGTACTCGCTCCTTTTGTTGGAACGGTGTTTGGAGCTATAACATGGTTGATGATCTGCGTTTTCTATCGTGACGCTCTCAATCTCCAGGCTTTTTGTTGCTTTTTAATTTTAGGCGTCATTTTCGCCGAAGTCGGAGCAGCGATGTCAGATTGATGCTATTATCCACGGCGTGGATTGTTTCTTCCGTGACAAAAGTATGACAAAAAAACAGCTACTTTTAGAAAAGAAATCATAAGCGAATTCAAAATTCGCGACAATGCCTTGATACTTAAAATCAGCCGACCCACTTGGGCGGCGTTTAAAGGGGTATCAAATGGCTATTTCAAAAATTCAACAATCTCAGGTCAGCGGTTCACTTTCTTTTAACGATGGACTTGAGGCGGGCCCTAGCCTCGCCGGTAAGGCGACATTGAAGGGCGACCTCGACTCGCTTCGTTCACAGATCAAAAAAATCATCGGTAAGTCAAACTGGTACGATGCTCTCGACGGTACACAAGACCTCGCGGACATCTACACTGCGGTGCGCGTCTCCGGCGCGGACACTGTCTTCCAAGGCGACATCGAAGTCGGCGGAAACGACATCAAGTCTTCCGGCGGCACTGTCGCGATCACACTCGACAACGCAAACGTTTCTATCCTCGGCGCCGCTAGCGTTAACGGTAACCACCACGTCGGTGGTGGTTATGGCAACACAGGCGTCACCTTGTACTCCGACGGTAACCTCTCCATGGACGGCGCGCTCCTCGTCAAGGGCAATGCTAGCTTCGACGGCAACGTCGCGATCGGTGATGATCAGCAAGATCGCGTAACCTTTCTCGCGAAGGCCGCTTCTGACCTCAACATGGATGAATATAAGGTAACAAAGCTCGGTCAGGCAGCTGCTTCTGGTGAAGCTCTTGCCTGGGGTAAGGACGCTGCTGTCTCTGACCTCATCGTCACAGGTGGTGACTTCCAAGTTACCGCCGGTGGTACAGTTTTAGCCGCCAACATGACGCTCGGTGGAACACTCACTGTCGGTGGAAACTCAACGCTCGCGAGCGTTGAGATCGGTGACACCCTCGGCGTCGCAGGTGCAGTGATGCTTGGCAGCACGCTGTCAGTCGCTGGTGCATCTACACTTTCATCACTCGGCGTTACAAACAACGCAACAGTCGGTGGAACGCTCGGCGTTATGGGAGCTTCTACGCTTTCATCCGTCAGCGTCACCGGCAACGCCGGCGTCGGCGGAACCCTCAGCGTTGTGGGTCATTCAACCCTCAGCACATTCGAGGCTTCTGGTCTCGCTGAGCTTATGGGTGGAGTGGATGTCAATGGATTTGCATCGATCTCTGCGGCAGGCGACGCGATCTTCGCATCGCTCGACGTCGCCGGTGCCGCCGATTTTGACGGCGCAGTGACAGCAGCTTCCATTGCAATCGACGGCGATGTGGCACAACGTCTCTACTTCGTTGGAGCCGATGGTTCGATCACTGACAACGCAGCGCTCAACTGGGATATCGCGGCTTCGCGCCTCGACGTCACCGGTTCGCTCGACGTCTCTGACGACCTCCGCGTTCGCGACGACGCTCTTATCGACGGGGTACTCGACGTTGTCGGGCTCGCTTCGCTCGATGGTGGCATCGACGTCAACGGCGCGAAGTTCACGGTTTCTTCCGCCGGCGCAATGTACGTCGACGGCGCAGCGCAGATCCATGGCGCTGCAACTTTCGACAGCAGCTTGACGGTTACGGGAGCCTCAGACCTCAACGGATCTCTCGACGTGCAAGGTGCAGCAAGATTCCAGAGCAATGTTGTGGTCGATGGCAACGCTCAAATCCATGGCGACCTTCTCGTTCAGGGCGCGTTCACCTACATCGAAACCACAAACATGAAGGTAAAGGATGCATTCATCTACCTTGCAACAGGATCTAACGGATCAGTCGATTCCGGTATCGTCTTCAGCAAGGGAGCTGACAGCGGAACCAAGGACCTCATACTCGGTCAAGACGGCGGCGTAGGAGAATTTATCTTCGCGCAGCAGGTCCACAACCCCGACGCAGATTCACCATCTGACCTCAACAATGCCGTCCTCGTTCCGGCCTGGATGTCTATTTCGAAGTACGGTGTTTCGGAAGGCAACGAGGCTGGCAGAGTCGGTATGGATGATGGTGCTTTTGCAGTCAAGGGCGCCAACGCACTTCTTCTCAAGTCAGGAGCCGAGTCTTTCTCACTCGCTTCCGCGGGCGAGCAGACGACCTTCGACGGAAACTTTACTGCGTCAACCCTCGTCGGCGCTCTCAACGAGCTCTACACCGACCTCCAGGCGGCCTCAGCCGGTGGAAACCTCTCGAAGGCTTCTTACGGCGTGGCAGACTTCGCAGGAAACGTCCTCAGCTTCTCTGGTCAGCAAACCCTCGCGTCTGCAGACCACAAGCTCGTCGACGTCTTCCTTAACGGTGTTCTCATGTCCCCAGGACGCGACCTCACCGCAATCACAACCACATCCGTGACATTCGACGCTTCGATCGTCAGCGCTCTCATAGCCGATGACGTCATCGTCATCGTCGCTCGTGGCTGATAAACGACTAGCATCGTAACAAAGTCTTAGTTTAACTAAGCATGGGCCCGGGCGATCCCGGGCCCATTTTTGTTTCTGTCACGGTGTTTACTTCTAAAAAAAATGTAAATAATTTGAGCTGTAAGAAAAACATATGAACAACGAAGACATTTTGAACAAGGATCAGGCAACCGCAGTCGCTTCTTTTTTAGGAGGGCTTATTGTCGAAAAGACTTCGCAGCTCACAATGATGGTTGAAAACCTGAAGAGGGTTGAAGCGCAGGTCGCCGGATCGAAAGAAATTTCCGAGAAGGTGGGAAGTTACATCAAGAAGCAGCAGTTGGACGCGGCGAAGATGGTAGAGAAGCAGCAGATATCTCCCGAGGTAGGTAAGTTCTTTGAAACCGCCTTTGAAGCGACGCGATCTTTCGTCCGAACGACTTGCAGCGATGTAGAACGTCTTTATTTCCTACGACAGGGAGAGATGCTGTGCCTTAAGACCGAGATAGACAAGCTGTCAGAGTTAAAATCTCAGCATGAGCAGAAGGTCAAAGACCTCGAAAAAAAAGTTGAACCCGTTGCTGTTGAAGCTAAGTCTACGAACGTTGAAAAAAGTACCAAGAACAAAAAAGAGAAAGCGCAACGTGTTCGACCAGACCAAGATCCATCAACTCGGGCTGGTCGGGCTGCGATGGATATTGCAGAGCGTCGAAGGAAGTACCAAAAAAAGTCATTTTGAGTACGTCGCGACAACTTTTGAATCCGGCGGCGGAGGTACGCTGAAGGTAACGGAGTTTCCGCTGATCGTGAAGTCGGCGGCGTCGCCGACCTCTTGAAGAACTCCATTTAAAAAGACCATGATAGTCGTCGACGAGGTGGGAGTGTACGCTGTCATGAAAACAGAGTTAGTTCCATCCGCGGTACCCATTAGCTTCTCGTTCCACTCTATATTCTGTACTGATGAGTTTGAAGTTATCGTTATCTGTCCTGTCGATGCGTCAGATGAGAGCGTAATCCCGCTTCCTGCGACGAAGAAAGGATCTCCAAAAGTCGTAGTGATTTCTGACGTCGCGACTCCCTCGGTAAACTGTCCAGCGCCTTGTACGTCGAGAGACCCAGTTAGTTCTAAAAAATCACAATCAAAGTCGAAGGAGCCGGCGAGCTCGCCACCCTCGACACGAAGCGATCCGCTAATGACGACGTCGCCTCCGAAGACTGCGACGCGGCGGTCGATGATGTCTTTCGATGAACCCTTTCCGTTACCGCTGGTTAATCTTGAACCGCTGACATAGAAGTAGACGTCTTTACCGATGTTTTCATAGACGGGTCGCTTCGACGATGAATCACCGACAATCAATGTTCTTGTTTTGTGGTTAGCTACCGCCATCTTTTTGGTTTCATCCTAAAGAATTACGCCTTTATCTCGGTCATTTCGATCGTAACGGTTCCCTTCAAAGATCCAGTGATATCAAATGTCGCCGGTGAGACGGCATCGATATAAAAAGACAGGTCTGAGTTGTAAGGCATGACCGAACCGCTTGATACAATTTCGAGGCTGTAAGTTAGGGCATCGGGCATCGCCAAGGTAGAGTTTAGGTCCAATACAGAAACCGAGCCGGCTGATTTGTACACAAGAGCGTCTGTCACAAACGCAAAAGAATCTAGAGAGTTAGCTGAATCTACAATCGCGGCGGTGGCATGGACTGTATACGTCTTTCCGTCCTCTAGGTTTAAAAACTGTGTAAGACTTCCGCTGGCGTCGTAACCCTTAAATAGCAGACTCTCATCACCGTTTGAGGCCTGGCCGGCCCAAACCAGCCTAGAATACTGCGAAGATCCTAAAGTGTTTCCAAAGTACGTACCTGCCAACCCGCTGCTAGCTTGTGCGTACTGGCCTGTTCTTGATGCATCGGCGAAGATACCTTCCGCAGTTGAAGCCAAACCTGTCGCTTCAGACCCATAACCTCTTGCAGTTGAACCTGTATGGTACAGACTACCGCTATGATACACGTGACCGGTGCTAGAATTTGCGAAGTAGACGTAGTCGTTGGATCCTGCTTTCTGCAAAAACAAAGATCCAGTCGTTATCTTAGTAGACCCGCTAATTTCTAACATATCTCCGAAGAAGCCATCGCTGCTTGTCATATTGATGCTGCCACTGACTACGACGTCGCCATCAAACAATGATCGATTGGCTACCGATCCCGTGGCACCCTGCGTCGCGCGGGATCCACTGACATAAAAATAAACATCAGAAGCGATGGTAGAGGTAAAATCTCCTCCTATGGAAATGGAGTCTTGCGTCTTCATTTGTCCGCCAGATCCAGAGACGATCCAATCGTTTCCTCTGTCAAAAAGGACCCACGTCTGCGATCCTCCTAGAGTGACGTTTTTTGTAGAGAGTATCCACTTAGAACCCTCATTCGCGGTACCACCTTCGACGTAGACTGTAGCACCACATGTCAATGTAGTACCTGGGATCGCGTCGTCGGTACGAGCCCATGTGTTCGTTCCTGTATTAACGATGTATATGCCGTTCTGCGAAGTGGTAGACTGATTTTTTAATAAAATTCTATCATCATTGCTGAGAGTATTCATCGCACCATCGATGGCCTGCGTCGCGCTGCCCGGAGGCAGAGTTACGCTACCTGTCGAAGCATATTGAACCGATTCTTTCCAGTCTAGTGTTGTCACATTTACATCGCTTTCTGCTAGCGTAACATTGAGTGTGATAGGATCTGGTAGACGCTGGACGAAACCGTAGACTTTTCTAGCTCTCTGTCTATCATTGATGATTTTTTTGCCGGACATATTCTATTGACTTTTTTCTGCATCGATCGGCTTTTTGACGCGTCCTTCTGCGATTTAATTATCACGTAGTGCTAATTTCTCGATAAAAAGATTTTCCTTCATTGGGATGTGACGCTATACGCATTTTACACTATTTCAAACTTGTTTTTTACAAAATACATTCAAACTTTAAGTGTATAATTAACTGCGCCTAAAAAAGGCATAATAGGAGACAAAAAATGAAGAATGTTATTCTAACTACAGTTTGTTTGGCATTGGTCGGTTGCAAGTCTGAGGTTGTAGAGCCGAAGTCGGAAGCTTCTGCTTCTGCTTCAGTCGTTGCCACTGCCGTTGAGGCTGCTCCTGCGGCTTCTGCTTCTGCGGCACCAACTGCTGCCGCGACAGTCGCTCCGGCGGCATCTGCAACTCCAGCTGCAGCTGACAAGAAGTGAAACAAAAGCGTAGCCGCGCGTAAAAGCATGGCTACGACGATCTCGCAGTTTTCGCAGCACGGAACGTCTGAGAATTACCTCAGGAGGGGTGGGCGCAACACCCACCGAGATCGCAAATTAATCTCCTTTACACAATAAGTCCAACTCGATTATTAGTTTGATGAGTTCTTTTCTGTACTCTGAACAATCTTCGTTGTTCTTTCTTGCTTCATCAATCATGTGATTTATCCTGTCAATTTCTTGATTTAAGAAATCTTTTATGGACTCTGCGCTTTCCATACCTTTAACTCTCCAAACGTTTCCAATAAACCTACAAAAAATGCATGACACACTTCTAACGCATTAAAAGTAAATCATGCATTCATTCGCCCCTTGACCAGTATTAATTATTGCTCAAATTGAAAGATGAAAGATGAATCTTTAAAAGTAATTCGAAGGTTTACAAAAGAGACAGGCTACGATTTTTTATCTAATTTTTATCCGTGCACTGTAAGGTTTGAAGGACAGTTGTATCCCACGGTTGAACATGCATATCAGGCGGCAAAGTCGGTGGATTTTAACGTTCGAAAAATAATTCTTAACGCTAAAAGTCCAGCGGAGGCAAAAAAGCTTGGCCAAGGAATCAAGATAAGGGATGATTGGGATCTCGTGAAAGTTGATATCATGAGAACTTTAATCACGGAAAAATTTCAAAATCCTTTTTTGAGCCATCGGTTGATCGCGACCAACAGCGCTCAGTTAGTGTTGGATAATAAATGGAACGACAAGTTTTGGGGAGTTTGTCGAGGTGCTGGAGAAAACTGGCTTGGTAAAATTTTGATGGAAGTTAGAGAAAAAATTAAAAAAGAATTAGAAGACGACGGGCATATACAGCCTTCATAGATGTTGTAAAAATTAGACTACTTACGCACATGAAGAACGTAAAGCAGGTCATTGTTTTTCGTAAAGATATTAAGCTTCGCAGGGGGAAATTGGCCAGCCTAGCATCTCAAGCGTCCGCAAAGTTTATGTTTGAAAACAATGAGGCTGACAGGGGAGACGAGCTGCGCGTCAGATTGTCGCAAGAAGAGGTACAATGGATCAAAGAATCCTTTCCAAAGTCAGTCTTAGGTATCGATTCCGCCGAAGAGCTGTCTGATCTCGCGTTTCGAGCAGAGCTGCTTGGGATTAGCGTGTATTCGGTCTTTGATGAAAAAATCACAAAAGCCGACAGAAACGCATATCCTGTTTGCGTGGCGTTAGGTCCAGATAACGAAGAGTTGATTAACCAAATCATTGGGCACTTAAAGTCCATTTAAACGTTTATGTTTTCCTCGATGGTTATAAAATCGAAGTGAACATGAATGAACTACGGACAAAAGATTTCAACGACTTGATCGATCGTGACTATCAAATAGTACTGGCAGACCCACCCTGGAAGTATTACGGCGATCCAAACAAGAACCAGGCAGCCGGTAAGCACTATTCTATGATGTCATATGAAGAGCTAAAAGCCTTACCAGTCCGGTCTATCATGGCTAAAAAATCTATCATGTTTTGCTGGACGACGTCTTCAAAGATGGCAGAAACGTGCCGGCTTATAGAAGACTGGGGGTTGCACTACCGCGGAGTGTTTCAGGTTTGGGTAAAGACGAACTCTGAGGGTAAGGTCATCCATGGACAAGGAATTCGTCCATCCTTTACGAAGCCAACGGCAGAATATTTGCTCGTCGCATCAACAATGAAAGAAGGTAGAGCGTACCCGCTATTGACAGAATCGATGCCTAACGTTGTCCTTTTAAAAAGGCCTGGAAATATTCATTCAAGGAAACCTTCGGAATTTAGAAAGAATATTACTGACCTACTCGGAGACCTCAGAAAGGTTGAATTGTTTTCAAGAGAGTCGATAGAGGGCTGGGACGCTTGGGGGAATGAGGTTCCCACATGAAAAAAGTCAGGATGACGGTCGACAAAGACTCGTCTGGAAAAAAGATACCCGTGTTTAGCAGCCCAGAATCTCTGTACGTGTGGTTACATGATCCGGAGCTTCAAGATTCTCAAAAGATTGATCCAACTTTTGGATCAATGATCATGCTACGGCCGGGGGAGGTTATGGAGGTCGAGTGGATGGGTTGTGAATACGTTTACGAAGAGCAAAGAACAATTCGAATTGATCAAATCAGGTTAGCGAAGACGATAAAGATCAAATCTTTGAAGAGCAGCGGCGTCATCGGGGTGCACAGCGGCTGGACGTCTGAAGAAATCATATCTTTCAAGAGCGGAACAGACGGCGAAATAAAGCGATCCAAGCTAACGAAGAAGTCAAAGCACAAATTCAACATCCAAGAATTATTTTCTGTAAAAGGTCTTGAAAGCAAAGAGCAGCCTTCCGTCATTGATCCTCAAGATTTACATTAGATCTTTTTTCCGTCTTTATTCAAATCTAAGTCTAATCCTTCTTCTCTTCGCTTTCTATCTTTGTAGTACGGTCTTGTGAAATAAAGGTTTAAGAGCCCATCTTCCGTAGCGGGGATCGTTTCTATCTCTTGGTCAGCGAATAATTTTTCTTGAGCTTCTTTCAGCAATCTCTTTTTTATGTTATTGACTTTTCCATCCACGGCGCTCTGCACCCATTGCTGTACGTCGAGCAAGTCGTGTTGCAACGTTTTTTCGTCTAGATCGCTTATTTCAATCTGTATTTTCATGTAAATTTTCTCCTTTATCCTAGCAACCATCCGCTAAAAAAAGAATTTGAAACGCCGTCTACTATATCGGCTTGAGCCGCGCCGCCTTGCTGCCTCACTACGACGTATGCTGTGTCACTAGCATCCATGTCAGCGACGGTTGAACCATTAAGCCACCAGTACTGCGGGTCGGCGTTAAATTGTCCGGGATCGAATAGGGATAGTCTGTAAGACCTATTCGATGTTACTAAATACAACGTATAGTAATCAGCATCGATGTCTATGCTGTTAACCCTAACAGACACGTTGAAAAGATATTTTCCGCTCACAGGAGCCGTAAATTCATAATTTATAGTTGAAAAATTGTTTCCTGTATCAAACACCTCAGAATCAAACTGAACTTTTACGTCTGTGCTCGTAGTAACGTTTGATTGAGTAGAAGACAACGTCACAAGAAATGTAGGCTGGTCTGGCATCGTGACGCAACCGGTGCCGTTGCGTATTTTGACAAAAGAATCGCTGTATTCACTTCCAATAGTTACTTTTTTTACAGCGTTCGTATTGATACCACCACCAGGAGACGGCGACACGCCTCCAATATTGATGTATGTAAGAGCGTTAACAGTCCCTATGTTGATCAAGCTGTAGGATGTTGATTGTGTTGCGCTGTATACGTGACTGACAATGTCAACCTCATGTCCGTTGTAAGAATTACCGTCGCATATGCGGACTATGTTGTACCCAGATGTGTTCTTTGTTCCTATTTGAACATTTTGTTGCTTGGTCGCAGTACCGTCGCCGTCCGACCCTATCTTTATTGTTCTCGAAGTGTATGTATCTTCCGTCCCTATATCGATGTCACCGTTCGGAGTCACTGCGTCGCTGTTACCAGCTTGTATCGACATTCCGCTAGATCCAGCCCTTATCGTCGTGATCGATGCGGCCGTGGGGCTGCCAAGCGAAACTCTTGATTCAGCGCTAAGAGTACCAATCTTCGTGACGCTGTAATTTCCGGGCGTCGTTATGGGCGTCGCTATGGATCCATTGTTGCCCGTGTTTATGTAGACTTCGTGACCGGTGCTAGCTTCATCGTCACAAATTCTTACTTTGTTATAAAAAGTTGATTTTTGCGCTATCTCTACAGTTCCAAGGGCTGCCGTGGTACCTGGCAACAGGTTTATGGCGTTTGCTGCAGTTGACGTTGTCCCTATGTTGATCGTTCTAGTGGAGTTTGATGGACCGATGTTTATGTTGCCTGTTCCTGCGTCAATCGTTACAGCAGACGTACCGGCAGTGTTTCCTAGGACTGTAGTGGTAGATGTACCTGATTTTCCAGTCAAGTATACTTCATTATCATCCATGTAGCCTATGGATGTGTCGTTGTTGGCAAACCTAATCTGCCCGCCGCTCGGCGCATTTAACCATGTATTCTTTGATCCGGCGGGAGACGCTTGAACGAGCGCATAGCCTGTTGCCAATGTCGCGTCTTTGTGCGCAAACGTAGCGTAATCAGTACCGCTTATCGTAACAGTTCCTATTTCTGATTTTCCGACTGTCAACAAGTCTGACGTCTTATCATACGTAAATTCAGCGTCTGCGCCGAACGCCGACCCACCATCGTTAAACTGAACTTGTGAATTAGTTCCTGCAGGAGGAGTCCCCGTCGCAGACACGGTCACCGTGGACGCTCCGCTAGATATTGAGATTCCGCTGCCGGCTGTCAAGACTTTTTCATTCGTCAATGTACCGTTGGCTGTAGTTACGACGTACTCAGCGTTAACAGGAGCTCCTCCACCTGACGTAGCTTCTGAAGTTAGCGCCCAGGCAGAAGAATTCCAAATGAGCTGCAAAAACCCATAATTTGTTGTGATAGATTTTGTTGAAGATCCATCTATTAGGTGTCCTGCAGGACTAGTTACGTCTATGTTTGTCGTCGCGGCTGAGCCTCCAACGTCCTTTATTATGATAATTTGACCAGATGTTGGTCCCACCGGTAGGTTCAGCGTAACTGATCCACCACCGGTTGGATTAACGTTGACGCACGTCGTTTGAAATGGTATGTTGTAAGATTTTCCGCTAGCGAGTTCTATAGTAACTACGCTTAGACTTAAGCCGCCTAAGAGCTGCAACTCGACAGGAGAGTTTAATCGTCCAATTTGAAGCGCTGCGGTCGATGCAATCTTTTCGACCTGTTTTGTATTCTTGTTAAGAGCAAACACAAAACCAGCTTGGTTTGCTTGCGTTATAGTTGGTGTCGACGACATGGTTAGTTACTAGATGATAGTAGATCTTCCAAAAGAATTAGCTAACGTTGTGATCACTATGCTGTTCGGTGGTTCAGTTATAGGAGGTCTATTTCTAGACACATCATCAAAATAAGGTAAAGAAGATGTAGCATATGTGCTCAAATTAGACGACCACGTGTTAACAGGTTGAACAACTTCATAAACCAGTTTGTCTGATTCTAACTGGTTATTAGACGGATAAATCGTTTGCTTGACAAACCCTACTTTTAAAGGCGAATCAAAGGTTCCTTTGAAAGACTTTAAGACTTCATTGTTATTTTTTGTAATCGTATTACTCAATTTTGTGTTATTTGCTAGCGCAGGAGGTGTGGCTGGTGTTTCAAAAGACCCAAAGTAATTCGTTGGTGAGTTTTCTTCGTCAAGGATAAATGGAGCATTCAATCGTTGCTCTAACATGTCTCTATATTGTCCAAATTTATCTCGACGAAATATACAACTTGTGTAATGCGGATTGCCGTCGTATATACCGTATTTCCAACCACGAATGATTGGACTTATCAGACAATTCACGGTATGTGATGAAGGAGATACAGATCCAGACCTAAAAGAAACTGCATTAGAGTAACCGTAACGCGCACCATCATATAGGCCTACAGTGCTGGTGTCTCCAAAGCCATAAAGCACTTTTGCAGCATCTTGGACTTTTGGACCAATAGGAAACGCACCATTTTCGTATGCTATAACATAGTTACCGGCAAACCCGTACTGTATAACTATGTTATTAAATGATTTTCCTGCTGCAGTGCCAGCCGTTGCGACATAGCCGGTTGCTAATTTTTTCAATCTTTTTGCTGTAGAAAATTTTGGTTCAAAAGGAAAAGACATCACAAAGTCTGGTCCGAAGCTAGGCGGTGGGTTCGGCGACGGGTAGTGCACATTGAAAGCTTGTATAGGAATAATCGCGGTAGGACCATTTGACTCTATCCTACCCCCAGAACCGCTTAAACTGTTTACCATATCTACAAGTCTTGGTGGCAAGGTGTCATAAAATCTTTCATTGTTTGAAAAGACTTTCATGTTTCTAATGATCCCAGCGCGCTCGTGTCGCGGTTGTAGATTGTAGCTTCTGTTGGGATCGTTACCAGATCCAGTGAAAATAGAGTCGCGCGCGACGTTTAACCTGCTGAACACTAACCCTCTTTCCCCTCTGACAATTGAGACTTTTCCAGTAAAAAAATTGGTTGAGTATCTTAATAGCGAACCTGTGATGTAGTTGTCGTACGTCGATCCTGCAGCGAGGTTTGAGTAAAGAACGTCATACTGATCGACTACTGGGTAGTCTCCGATAACGCTGAATATTGATTCTGAGTTAGAGTAATGCGTCATGGGTGATACTCCATACCTTCCTTGACATAGCTCCCGTACACTGTCATTTCAATCGATCCAGTATTAAGTGCGACTGTTCCATGGCTGCCAGACAATGCATAGTTGTTGTATACAGTATACACACCAGCATCATTACTACCGCTCATCGAATAAATAACAGGTCGAGTTTTTGATATTGAAACAGTGATATTGTCTCCCGGCAACATTAGGTAGGGCGAAGGTCTAGAATCGACCAGCGAATAAGCCATGACGGATTCAAAAGTAAATCCTGAAGAATCTATCTTCGATTTTAGCTCAGACGATAAAGAACCGCTCGAAGAATAATAGAGCGGGTTTTTTATGACGTCTTCTTGATTGTAGTTAGCTATCGTTCCGCCTAAAATGGAATTTCCATTAAATTCTAATCCCGATGCCCCGCGCGAAAGCGGACTAATTTGTTGAATGTATACTCTTGGAGATCTATTCAAATAAAGAGAAACATCGACAGTACTGCTTCG